TTATTTCACTTCTTTAAAACCAGCGGCTTTCATCACCAGTTCCATTTGCGCCATAGTGATACCTTTTTTGGCATCTTCAGCAGAAACGTTGATTCCTGAAATACCCTGCAGGGCTTTAAAATCCACTTTTTCCATATCGATAGTCACGTTTTCCTGCGCGTAGGTATCTGTATAGGTTAATTTTTCTTCAACACCCGCGATGTTTTTGTATTTGGCGCTTAACGGCTCAAGTGTCTTGGCAGCGTCTTCTTTGGTGGTTGCACCAATAGAAGCAAATTGAATTTTGGTTTCAGAAGATTGCTTAAGCACCTTGTCACCTTTGTAGACATAGGTAATGGCAATTTCAGTGCCGTTCAGATTGGCGCTGAATTTCTTCGATTCTTCTTTGTCACCGCAGCCAGCAAGAGAGAAAACCAGAACAGATGCAACAACGAGGGAAAACAGCTTATTGAAAGCCTTCATGTAAAACTCCATTTTATTTAATCAAGAAACTGGTGACTCTCACCAGGGGCTATATAGAATATGCCTAATACCGTGACGTGAGCAGTCCGGAACTGGAGTAGAACTCTTAGTAAAAAGCACTATTTCATCCTTGTTGCTGAAGCATGGGGAATAATTGTTCGCAAAGTAAAACACCGTTATTCATTGCTTCTACCCGTGCCTCGCTTTCTGTATTACGAAATTGTCCCAACACATGTGCCAGCCGATAAAAACCGACCGCGGAGAGGTCATTCGCCAGCAACTCTGCCTGACTAATAGCGCTCTGTTCCTGATAGCGCCAGCCGTTATGGAGCAGTTGAATAAGTAACGCCTGGCAGCGCATCAGCAACTGATGAGCGGTAGACGGCACAGGCAAAACGCTGGCAGAAGGTAGCGGTGCCACAGGCGCAGTTTCTGCGTCCAGCGCCCAGGCGCGGGTTTTTGTCATCATCACCCGTGGTTCCAGTGTCAATTGCCCATCAACAAAACTGACAAAGCCAGAAACCAGACTCACGGGGTCGTCTGTTTGTTGCAAAAGCGCCGCCATGCGTTCAACGGCAAAAGGAGAACAGGCAGATGCCGGAAGGGATAACGTCAGGAGATTATCTTCACCTTCGCCGCTGATTACCTGCGCATCCAGCGTCTGGCGGCTGCTATCCCAACCGAGCGAAATACACTCAGCGACCGGCAGAATAAATAAGTTATCGACCTGATTAAGAGGCCGTATGCAGGCGGGGGGACGCTGGCGTAAATATTCCCGCAAAGCCACAATGCCCGGCTGGCGTAACGGCGCGCTCAACATTTGCCAGGCATCAGGCGACAGCGGCACAACGCTGCTTAAGCGGTTGCGGGTAGCTAACAGCAGCTCGCCATCGGCACTGCGTTTTGCTGCTTGTGAAACAATTTGCCCACCCGCCAGTGCGCCAGCCTGAAAACTAAACAGCCGACGCGTAGCTGCCGGTGAGTTTTCCTGTTCACTTCGCGGCCAACTGCGCGAAAGGTGCAAAATACTGCCGGTGTCGGGATCGGTAAACCAGATGCGTAAACCATAATGCTCAATATCCTGCCAGCAACGCATACCTAAAGACACCAGCCGCAGATGATCAAGCTTTGCTTCTCCGGCAATGCCAGAGCCAACGACCGTGCGCCACGGCACAGGAGGAACTTCACCAACACTGTCGCGCCGGGCCATCTCTTGTGCGCAATTTAATCGACTGTTTAATGCCGCAAGCTGACGTAAGCATTCTCCGGCATGATAGTGGCTGGCGCGAGTGTGGAAGGCATCAACGCTTGCCCGTAGCTGTCGTAGTGATTCACTCACCCAGCGCCAGTTGCAGGCCTCTGCCGCCTGCAATGCGCGGTTGAATGCTGCCTCGTAGTGAATAAGCGGCTGGCTGATGCCGCCAAGCCATAATGCCTGGCTTAATTGCTGAACATATTGACGACACGTTTGGCCTTCTTCGCTGGCAAACGGATCGTCAGATGATGTGACGTGTTCGCTGCGCATCTGCCAGATTAAATGGTTAAATTCTGCTTGCTGCGCTTTGGCCTCGACGAAGGCCTGCACAGCCAGTACGACATGTTCGCAAAGTGTGCCTTCAATACAATCACAACGGGCGAAACGAATACTGCTACGGGAATAAAAACGCACATCGCTCATCGGTAAGCGGGCAGAGGGAATTTCGCCCGGCGCACAGAACAACTCAATGGTGATGCCTTTAGCGACCAGCGCCTGCGCGCGTTTGCGGGTGGCATCGGGCAGGGTAGCCAGTTCTTCCAGCCAGATTGCCGGATCCCACTCTTCTTCTTTTTCCGTGGGCTGGACGGTGGCACAAAGTCGTTGATAACTTAACACCAGCATCACGCGATGACGGCACATGCCGCTGGCCCCGCAGCTGCACTGAGCCTCTTTCAGTGCCTGGCTGTTCGCCAGCTGGGTACGGACACCGTCACTGAAGGTGGCGATTAAAGCGCCGTTCTCATGGCTGATTTCCGGGACGTTGCCATTTTCCAGTTCCTTAAGACTGCGCTTAACAAAACCGGCATTGCTTAACGCCGTCAGTGCCTGCGGTGTCAGTTCTAATAATTCCGGACGTAGTGAATTCATGACTG